TACCGTCATTATTCTTCCATCCTTGCCAATCTTTATGGCAACACCATTCGCCTTAATTTTATTAACGCCATACACCGGTCTGTGCCAGGCTATGGCATCCTGTTTTAAAACAATCGCCTTGGCTGCTGCATACGCATCAACCAATAATTTTGTATTCTCATCCAGAGCCACTCCCGTAGCCTTGAAGGCTTTTGGAATGACAACTTCCGTTTGAGATCCGGGTGAAACCAATCCTTCAAAATGTCCGGGAACCTCAAACTCATCCGGTGAAAGAATGCCGATTTCCTTGGCGAGAAGATCATTGCCATTCTCATCCAAAAATAATTTTGAATTTTCTACATGATATTCATTTTTAATTTTAAAGTCCAAATCATCAAAACCAACAAGATGGCTGGTTGTTCCCCCTGGAGCTGACTCCCAGGATATTTGCGCGAGATTATATTTTATAGCATCGGCATAATTCATCTTCGCCAAATCCATGCCGACTTTCTGCGCCTTGGATGAAACCCAAATTTGCGCTTGCACTTGATTCACTGTCCAGGAAGGATCAAACTTTTGCGCTTCATTTGTTAACCTTTTTATTTCATTGGCAACAAACTTATATTGAGCGGCTGTCGGCGTTCCTTCAAAATTCTTAAATCCGAAGGCGCGCATCATCCAAATGTCAACCACAGGCTCATTGAATAATTCTGGATTTATTTCCCTTGCAATCGCCTTATAAAAATTATTTGTTTTCTTTCCTGTCCAATCTCCGCCTTGTAAAATTAATTTAGCCTTTTTACTTTGAGCTGTTGGAAAGCGACCGGTAAAGATGTCCTGTCCGGCTCTCCAGGCGCTGTACGCCTGAACCGCAAAACCAAAATCCGTTCCAACGCCCGTACCAGAGCTAAAGACACCTATCAGTTGTGCGAGCTTATCCGCTTCCTTTTTATCACCTTGAACCAAATCAAGGATTTTTTTTGCACTGTCCTTGTACCAATATCTTCCTTGAGGAAATTCGCCGTACTTGTCATAATGAGCGGAATGATCAATTAACTCATACGCCTTTCTCCTGATCCATGATAACTTTTGAGGATTTGTCACTCCGGGAGGAGCTCCGATGTATTGACCGGTTGTACCTACCCTTTTTGGCTCTTCAAATTCAACTTGGTTGATATTAATTTCAGATTTTTTTTTTACTGATAAAGAATCAACAGCTTGAGCTCCTACAGATTTCCATTCCTGAACTTTATATCCCTTACCTAAAACTTTTTGAACTTCATCCGCTGCTTCCTTCGTGGCAAAAGATGCAATCGCATTTCCGTCAGCATCCAAAATCTTAAAGGTGCCCTCGGCACCCGTATCATTTGATACTTTTAATCCAATCTCTTCCGATAATATTTTTCTTCCCTCTTTGTTATTCTTCAATCCTTTCATTAACTTGAAAACTTGCAACACGCCTTGAAAGCCAACAGCGAGGGGAGCATTGCCAAAGGCGTTCTTCACCTTGCGCTCAAAGATGGTGTCATCATCATCCGCCGCCAAACTTTCCACGATGAGAACGCGGAGCTTGTTGGAATTTTCCTTACTGTAACCAAAGGCTTCGAGTGCGTTCGCTAAATTGGTGTCATGTTCATGTCTGGTGGCACCGACAAATTCCGTGCCCAGTTCCGCCAGGATGATTCTTCCCCAGGAGTTAATCCAGGGAACGGCTCCCAGAGCCTTGTACATGCTGATTCCGGGTAATCCGTACTGAACGGCGTACTCCGCTAAAATCGGCATGCCAAAGGATTCATCCTGAAATTGCATGTCAGTGTCGTAGAGCCTTTTCATGGGAAGGGATATTTCTTGCCATCCCTCCTTTAATTCTCCATCTATGTTAAAAGGTGAGAACTGACCACCCGGCTGGTATTCCGGATCCTTGGAATTTTTTCTCAAGGTGACGGTCATGTTTTTTTCATTATTGCGATAATAGGTTTCCCCCGTCACGCTTCCGACCATGTTGCTGTACGCGCCGTTGCTTATAAGATCCAGCGCATCAATAGAGGCAATGTTTAATTTTGTCGCTGCTCTTTTTATGCTTGTCCAATAATCTTCTTTCCCTCGCACAAAAAAATTTTTAACACCTTTTATTGCTTTAATGGTTGCCTCGGCTTGTGCCTGGGAGGATTCCACTTGTCTTTCACCAATGTCGCTTATTGATTTTTTCGTCTTATCCAAAAGATCAACCGGCTCCGAAGTGAGTAAATGCGGCATGCCGTCATCATCAATCCCCATGGTGTGTTTGGTTCCTGTTTCCCAGTCAATGTACACATCTGTTTCATTGAACTGATCAACGGATATATTTTTCGCCATCGAATTATAAAGGGGATTACTTGTGTCCTCTATATGATCCGCGGCTTCATCGGTATTTATAAAATTTTTTTCCATTATTCTAATAAATCAAAGTATTGTTGATATTGAAGAAGTGCTCTTGCAATTCCCAACGCCTGTCCTGGCTTCAATCCTAAATCCTTTCCGGATTGCAATGTTTTAATGGTACCGCGAAGATCAGAAAAATCAAACCAATCGGGTAATCCTTCAGAAAATATATTGTTCATATATTGTCCAATTCCTTGTTTCATTTGAGCCACAATGTCATCTTTTATGATCTGGTTGTATTTATCAAAAATTTCCTTCTTCTTGTCCTCCGCCAGCGATGTGGTCGCTATTCTTTTATTTTCCGGATCCGCCATCCATTCTTGCCACTCATTGTTCGCCTTGGCGGCATTGGAAGTAATAACCATGTGAATGGGATTGTCCGTGTCAATCGCTTCCTCAATGATGCCGTATTTGTTCATAACCAATTTTCCAAAAGTGGATTTAAGATTATTCAGCTCCGCTGATTGCAATGACATTAATTCCTGGAAGTCCTCCTGGCTTAAATCACCCGCAGCTCCAATAACATCAGCAAAGGATGATAGACCCAGTTCAATGTTCGTTTTTAATTTTAAGTAAGTGCTTTGAAGCGTGTCCTCCGCAAAGACCGTTTCCCCGTCAATGTAGCGTTCCACTGCATCCAGTGTTTTCCAGTCAACGCTCTGTAATTTTTTTAAATTCTCAAAAGCTGATTCTATCGCCGCTTCCTTTTCATTCCTGTCCTCTTCACTGCCGACATCGGTGTCCGTTAAGTAAATCGTTCGCAGAAACTTGTTTGTCTCCCTCTTTTCAAATTTTTCTTTTCTAATGTCCAGCTTGTCCTCCATGCTGATTACATCCATCTTCTGCTTGATGGCTGCATCAAAGATGCCTTGCACCATGTCCGGATTGGTCTGCCACAGCTCCCTCATGGTTTGCGCCACTCCCGCATTGGAGATGTTTTCAAAGTTCAAGGAGATCGCCTTGTCGGCGATGTCCGCGATGGATTGTATCGGAAGATTCTTGGTGAAATTTAAAAACTGTCCTTCCGTGACATCCCTTTTAAAACTGTCCATCGCCGCGAGCAATGTTTGTGATGGAACCTTGTGTGCGATGGAATCAAATAAATAAATAACCCCGTCAAATTTCTGCTTCCTTGTTTCCTCATCCATGTTGATGTCGCGAATAAGTTCAGCTTGGATCATGTCAATGGATGTAAATACGGAAAGTATATGATCCTTATCAATGCGCTTGTTTGCTTCTTTATTTACCGCATCCGCAATTTCAATCCATTCCAGTTCAAAAGTTGACTTGATTTGATTTCCAAGCAGTCCTTTGGCATCCTTGTTGTTCGTTACATAAGTTCGTATTAAGTCGTTTTTTTTATCAAGAAGCAAGGCTCCCATCTCAAATGGATCGTATTGTATAAGTTCAATAGTGCCATCCAATAATACATTTTTTTTACCACGATATAATTCTTGTTCGTATGTTTGCAGCTCCCCCTTCATGGAGAGAACGGCGTTATTCAAAATGGTCTTGTTCTTGGCATCTTGCAGTGAGGTGGCGAAATCAACAACGGCGCTTCCCGCTCTTGCCGAGGCATCCGCCATTTGCAAAAAGGGGGATGAAAGGGATCCGCTTGGTAATAAAAAATTAGGTTTGGCTCCGGGTGTAACTTGAACCTGGGTGCCGGTGAGTTCTTCTGCTGTGGGAATTTTAACCATTTTTATAATATTTGTTCCAAAGTTGTCCTGTCGTGGCAGCTCCTCCCAATAAGGAAGCTCCCGCCTGATATTTATATCCTAACGCCTGGTTCCTCGCCGTCATGTTCGCGACATCACCTTGCATTCTTTCAAAGACCGCTGCATCCATTTGCTTCTTCACGCCGATGGCTGCGTTGTAATCCATCACCTTTTTTTCAAAAGCGACAAGTTCCGCATTATTCTTTATGACCTTTTGAGGGGTGGAAGTCGGATCACCGTCATCCAGGACAATGCCGTTCTTCAAATAAGCGACATTCGTATAAGCAGCCTGGCTTCTCGCGATGCGGTCAAACTTGATTTGATTAATGCGGTTCTGCTCATTGATTAACTCTGCATCCCTCTCGGTGATGTCCGCGCGGTAATTATAAATCTTTTTATTGTACGCGCCTTCTGTTTCCGCAGCATTGGCTGCGCCCATGTATCCAAGAGTGGATACAACGGTTGTTGCCGCTGATGCGGCTATTGCCAGTGGTGCCATTATGTTATCCTCGCAAAGCGAATGAAGTCCTTGCCTTCAATGTCGTATTTTTTCATTAAACCTTCTTCCTTGAAACCCAGCCACTTGGCGAATCTAATTCCTTTTGGAAAATCAGACCGTACGGCTGTTTGTAATCGCACAATCTCATGTTCCTGATATAACTTGTCCAATCCTTTTCTTATGGTGCGCGCAGCCAGGAGGGGGTAATCCCAAATCTTATTGGATCCAATGACCCATCCTTCAAACACGCCGTGCCACATCGGCACAATTCCACCGCTGCAAATAAAAGAGTTGTCCTTGACGGCGGTGAATGACTTGTCTTGAAACTCCAGATTGTTAAAAATGTCAAAATGATCGGGATCCATGCCAATCTGCGCGGCGTTGGTTCCCTGGCTCATCATGATCTTTGCGTGATCTGACTTAAATGGAATAAGGTACATTATCCCTCATTGCTTGTTAATCGCGGATACACCGCCAACACGGTCATTGGCAGAGGTTGTGTTTGACGAATGATGATTTTTGCATCCGTGCTGTAATCACCACGAAACTCTATCTCCTTGTCACCCGTGATCGGCGTGATCGCCGTGCTCATCGGCATGCTACCCGTGCGAAAATCAATCGTTTCCATGTCCGTTTCATCGGATCCGACTTCCGCGCCAACCGTTTTATAAAAACGAAGCGTGACATCGTGAATCCTTTTTATCTTTCCCTGGGATGTGCCTTCCTGACTTGGCACTTCCAACGGCATTGTTTCCAACAAGGATGAATATCCCAACCCCGCCTGGACAACGCTCGCTGAACGATCCAATGTTACGGCTCCGCTTGAAACCGTCTTATCAGGATGACTTGAGCCATCCGCTAAAATGGAAATTGTCTCCCCTTCCAGGTGGTCAAGTCCGGTGATGGATGTTGTCGCGGTGCTGTCGTACGTCAAGCCGCTGTCAACATAAAAAGCATCCTCAATGTCATCCCCGTAATCATACGAGGAAAAATATTCCACATACCGCCTGACCGAACCATTGATGATTCTTTTAACGATCATGTAAGTCGTGTCCTCATTAAGATCACCCGGTATGGTCGCCACTGATTCAGCCATGGTGTTGGTGAAAATGTTATCCGTTTGCTCGCTCGTATGAGCTGATGTTAAAGAAACAAAAGAGCTTAAATCCGATCTTGTTGATATTTTAAATTCATTGTCATTAATTTTTTTAACATAATATTTTGTATTCTCGGACAATCCTCCGATCGCGGTTCCGGTGTTATCATAATAAATAACATCATTCGTGTTCAGTCCGTGCGATGCAGAGTGCAGCGTGTCATTCTCAATGTTCACACCCTGGTAAATGTACTGCGTTGTATCGCTGCTCGGTGCCGTTGTTAAGCTAATCGCCGTTCCCGCCGTGGCATCAGCGGATGTCGCAGCCAGCTTAATTGTATTACTGTCTGAACTAATCAAGTAATACAAGGTGTCCGTCTTTAATCCTCCAATCGGATTGGATGCCGTATAATAATACACGGCATCACCCGTTGAAAAACCATGGGAGGAAATGGTTATTGTGTTGCCTGATGTTGAAACATTGCTTGCGTTCGCCGTAAAACTTTTTGATTGTTGTATGATGTTTTTAGTCGTGTCGGATTTACCGCCAAGAATATGCCGGTGCCATCCTATGACATTCTCCACGCGCTGATAAGTCATCCCCGCCAGGATGCCGTCTGTCTTTGTTGTCCATACAATGCTGTCCGGTTCCTGTTGATAGGACAGTTGCGTGATTCCACTCTTGGTGACATGCTCCGCCAGGATTGTCAGATCCGGCGCGACATAAGAATCAACATTGTAATCATAAACTAATTCGCGTAACTTCCTTTTCGCTCTCTGCAAGAACAAAGTCACGTTCGCAACCGGTATGACATCCACATTGGCGGATCCATAAGCCGATTGTCTTTTAATCTGTATGTTCGTTGGCGTGATAGGCTCCGAGGTGCTTGAAGCTGTCGCCGTAAATTCCCCGCCAGTCGTTCCAATGATCAAGGTGCGCATGGAGGAGAGATACCTCACCGCGTTCACCTGGTCAGAGCCGATGGTGAAAGTCAAGGCATCATCCGCATCCGTTCCGGTCGTTATGTCCTCAAAGTCACCCGCCACGCTGAACCATAATTTTTGTGGAGCGGTGTTGGTGTTCGCAAAAACCAGTCGTTCCTCATAAATCGCCACGCAACTCGGATAGTTGTTTGTGGAGGTGAAAGGATCTGAAGTTGGCGCGTAGTTTCCGATAGTCCAGCTTGCATGCGCCGACCTGGTTAATTTTTGCGGCTTGTAAGTCGGATGCACGATGTACATCGTGTCCGCAGACTGCGCGAATTTTAAATTAAATAAATCCGCAGTCGCATAAGTTGTTGTAATTTGATAAATTTTATTAATCGTTCCCGCGGAGGAATAAGTCGTGTAACCGGAAGTGTCCACATTGCTTCCATCCACGTCTTGCAGTTCAAAAGTATTCGTTGTTTTACTGGCAACCTTGAATGTCTTGCCGTTGACTTCGGTCATTCCCACGACACTGGTAATGATGACAAAATCGCCATCGGAATATCCGTGCGAGGATGAAGTGACAACCCCTGGATCAGCTCCCGTGATCGCGGTTATCGTCTTATCCCCTTCGGTTATGATTCCCCCATCCTTGAAGAAACGGATATATAAATTACCAAACTCCAGGACATAGGTCTGCGTTGTTGAAAACTCAAAGGGAATCAGCCTGGTTGATAAAGAACTTGTCTTGACTTCGTGAATGAATTTCGTTCCCGGTCGGCGGCTTGCGCCTCCGTGCGGATGAATGGTCATGTTCTCCATGATCTTGCACCCGTTGAAATATTTCTCTAAATCCGTTCTTCCCCTCAACCGCGGGGATAACTCCCCAGCCGTGAAGTTGGTTAATGCCGCTGAAACTTTAGGCATTACAACCTTGAAGTTATAAATTCATTCGCTTGAAAACGATTCACCGTATCAACAGAATTTTCCGCCGCATCGGCGTGCCGAGCTTCTCGTAATTTTAATTCGTATAACTCATATAAGCCGCGCACCAATCCGTTGTTCTGCGTGATGGCAAAGCATAATTCATGCGCCAGTCTCGCCGCGACTGTTTCACGCAATAACGTATCAAATTCATTAGGATCGGTAATTTTCGCCACATATAAAATTTTAATCGTGCTTTCATCACTCAATATCTTTCTTCCTTCAACGCGATATTCCTCACCCGTTGAATCCTCAGAGTATTGTGATCGAATGACACGCAAACAATCAGAAGGCAGCGTGTACTGATAAGAATATTCAAATGCGGGTGTGGCGGTGTCTTGCGCCAGCTCCACGCGTTTTAATAAACAGTTCCAGGGATGCGCGCGAAAAACCGCATCGCGTACCGGTTCGTAGCGCTGGTTCAATAACCGTGCATTCTTGGAATCCTCCGTTAAACTGACAATCCTTGTCGCTCCCAAAATATTTAATGATGAATTACAAATTTCTACTACTGATGCCATGATTTCCTTTAAAAAAAATAATTAAAAAAAAGAGGGGGATGAACCCCCTCTTATTCGACTTTTAGTCAACAATGTAAACGATGTAACCTACCAGGTCATCACCATCCGCTATTGCCTCGTCTTGTGAAGTGGCACGAAGAACAACTCCGTCTTTGCTTTCAAAGACATGAGTTCCACCAGTTGCTTTTGTCGCAGCCAAGCCGCCTTCCATATCGAAGTAGCCGACCGTGTCAACATCTTCCCCGTCAACCAATCCGTCAGGATCAGCCGAGGTAGTGGTTCCGTCTTGCGCCGTGTACGCATCCCATCCAAGATCCAGTGTCGCTGAACTTGTTGTCCAGTTCACATAGGCTCTTGACAGTGCTAATAACACTCTCACTCTTCCAGCCGGTAGTTCGCCGATGGCGACTGAAGAAGTCGCATCGCCGGCACCATCCTGGTCGTGAGTGAAGAACATGACTCTTAATTTGCCGTGTTCCTCCGTAGTCTTATTATTAACAACAGGAGTTGCAGTACGGTTAGTATATTCAGTTGATTTCTGAGTAGTAACAGCCATTTATATCCTCCTATTATTCGTTGCACGGAATTTGGACTACTTTTTCCTCTTCCATTCGAGTGGCTCCAATGCTCATGCAGTAGTAAACTTGAGTGCTGTATGATTTATCAGCTCTCTCATCTATTCTTGCACTAACATCCTTGCCTATTGCGAGTTTAATCGCATCCTCGGTGAAAGCGAAACATAGCCTGTCATCCGTATAGGTTGAGTCAAGATTAAGCCTGTTTGACATAATAAACTTGAAACCAAGGAATGAATCAACTTGACCCATTGCTAAAGCCTTCACGGTATTATAGTCAGAGTTCTTAACCTCTGTAGTGTTAAGCAAATCCTCTATTTGGGTTGCTCCACACACTACATATCTTTTTAGTGATGGATCTACATCTTTGAGATCCAGTTTCTTCTTCGCATCCAAAAGTTTTGCAATGTTCAATCCAGTGGATTGATCTGATGTTGCATATTTTTGAGTGCTGGGGAGTGCCGTGGATGTCGATCCAGTTTCTCCCGTATAGGCAGTCGCATTAAATGCTGTGATGATAACGTCATCGATTGATCTTCCCATTGCCGCTGCTGCTGCTTTGGCATAAGTTGAAGTAGGATCAATCAGCATTCTTACTTTGTCCTGATCATCTATGAGATCAGCCCATTCGTAGTCAGCCAATGACACCCTTCTTCTTGAATGAGGAGTATCAATCTGCGGAGTGTCTGCGTGCCTGGAAGATCTCACTTGAGCAGCGGTTATACCGACTTGATCAAAGTAAGCGTTCTTCCCGGTCACAGATTCCACATCCACAGCTTCACGCAAACGGCTACCCATTTGTTGTGCTAGCAGTTGTACATTATTTGAATATTGCTGTACAAAAGCCGTGGTAATTTCACTTGACATAATTGTCCTCCATTAGTGAAAAAATTAAAACGATAAGCTCCCTATCTCTATAGACTTAATCTGTATTTAACGATTAGTCATCGTGATGCTTTCATCATGTCAATGGAACCCGAAGGCTACTCCATGAACCAATATTTCTATCGGTTATCCCGTTACCGTTAATTCCATCAAACGAGCAACCTCATCAACGGCGCGTTGATGATTGGGATGATTTTTATCCCAGTACGGTTGTCCTTTGTTCATTAACGCATCAATTTCCTTTTGCGCCACATTCGGTGTCATTATGTTTTCTTGCGGAGCTCCCTGAAGTTTATCTTCTGAAATAGCCTCCCCGATTTTAATGAACGCGCGAATGATCGCCGGGTGGTTTCCTAAAGGCGTACCATCCGCCAACTTTGTTTCAAAAATTTCCGGATTTGCAAACTGCTTGGCAACGCGTTCAGCCAGTTGAATTTTACTGTCCGTTGCCTTGCCAAATTCTTTTTGTAAATCCTTGACAACGCCTTCCCTGTTGTCATTTAAAGTTATTTCCGCCTCCTTAACAACCGCCGCGTTCAATTCATCATAGAATTGTAAAATGCCTTGCGCTTGCTGTGGAAGCAAACCTAACTTATGTGATACTTCTTTAAAAGCGTTCAAGTTTGAACCGTCATCCCCTTCGGGAAGTTTATATTCAAATTCATATCCATCCGAAGTTTCCGGTCTGCCGAGCTTGCTATAAACCTGGTTCCAGTCCTCCTCGGTTCCGTATTTTCCCGGTAAGGCGATCTTATCCTTGCCCACCATTCCTTGCGCATGAACGTATCCCTTCGCCAGGGAATTTACATCATGTATGTCTTTGAGAGAAGTATCATCTCTTATATCATCTGATAAACTGTCCTTCCAATTTGTTTCAACCGGAGCTTCGCTTACAGACGGTTGAGATACTTGCTCTTCCGCTACCTGTGTGTCAGCCATGTTTTACTCTTTCCTTAATTTAAAGTTTAAAAAATTCTCAATGTGTAGGATGACGTTACGCTGTCCTTCATTGAACGCAGCAGTGTTCGCATCTTTATCAAACGTGCTGCGATTTCCATAACAACGCGAACGCAGATCAATTAAAACTTTTTTTCCGCTGTCCGAGTTGAATGTTTGCTTATACAGATCAATGATCTGCAATAA